CAAGAAACCTTGTCTACGTAGTTCACACCTGCATAGGTAGCTTCGGGAATGTTATTTGGTTCATCGTCGAACACGATTTTTCCCATCATCACTCCATGCTCGCGCAATACCTTTGTCAGTTCGCGTGTGTCGATGCCCGTGATGCCCGGAATCTGTTCGCGTTTCAACCAGTCGCCCAGACTTTCCACTGCATTCCAGTGAGAGTATTTTTCACTGTAATCGCTTACGATAATCGCTTCGGCATGGATTTTCTCGCTTTCCATGAAAGTGGGTAGTCCGTTTGCTTCGAATGTGAAGGGAGGCACACCATAGTTACCTACCAGCGGGTAAGTCAGTGTCATCAACTGACCGGCATACGAAGGGTCGGTCAAGCTTTCGGGGTATCCGGTCATTGCCGTATTGAAAACTACTTCACCGGCTACCGGTTTCTCATAGCCGAACGACTTGCCATGAAAGCGGCTCCCGTCGTCGAGGATCAATGTTACATTTCTCATTACCTTGTTACTAATAATCTTTATATCTTGTATTTTTTCTATTCTACTCTCGTATATACGAAAAAACGCCCGGACTTGCCGAAAAGCAGTTCCGGGTGTTTGAAAAAATAGGAAATCTTAAATATTCAGGAAATAAGTGACATAAAAGAAAAAAGAAATAGCTTCCGGCATTTGTCCATTCCGCCGGAACTCCGAATGTGCGCTTATTCTTTTTACTATGTGTTATACAGTAATACATCAAACTCTTTTGTCACGTCATAATTCGGAGTGCAAAGATAATGTTTTCTGCTCAAATGAAAGGATGTTTGCCAAAAGTTTTTACAAAAATATTTCATTTTCCTCTTTTTATTTCTTTTCTCCGCTGTTTCGGGCGGCTCTTTCGCGCATGATGCTGTCCGACCACTCTTGCAGGCGCTTGTATTCTTCTTCGGTGAGTCGCATGAACGAGCCGTGCTGCGGATGTTTCACGCCCTCCATGGTGACGGGGGAGTGGAAGTTGGCGAGTTTTTCATCGGCCTGGCAGATGCGATATCTTTTGGGCTTGGAGGAGTATTCGATGTAGGCCACGCGCCAGGTAGAGTCGCCCACCAACTGGAAGGCAGAGTAGCCCTCACACTTTTTGTTGCCTTCAAACTTCACATAGTCGTTTTCATCTTTTATTTTATAAGGACCGGTCAGTTTTGTAGCTGTAGCGGCAAAGATGCCGGGTGTACCTCCTTCTTTCTTGATGAGCATGTGATAGAGTCCGTCGGCCGGCACATAGTTAATGTCGGCATCGATGGTAGCATATCCCCAGTCCACCAGCAGGCGGGGTTTAGTGAGACGTGTAAAGGTGGCGTCGGCATAGGAATAGAACACGCGGTCGTACTGGTCTTCTGCCGGATTAAGCAGTGAATAGTATATCATGTATCCGCCCTTCGTGCCATCGGCCCATACGTACGAAGGGTCCCAGAAAATTTGCGGTGCCCATACGCGTTTGATGGTGCTGTAGTCCTTATAGACGTCGGGCGACTGAGGGTCACAGAAAATGTCCGGGCCCTGGCGGAAGTCGAAGGTGGTAGAAGTCCAGTGAATCAGGTCGTCACTTTTCAGCAGGTTGATGCCGTAGTTGAACCACGAGCGGCTCTTGGCGTTGCTCATGTCGGTAGTCACCATCAGGTAGCCCTTTCCGTCGGACGTACGGCAGATAAAGGCATCGCGTGCTCCTCCCTCTATTTTTGACATTTCTTCTACATTGTATACGGGGTCGCCATCAATCAGGTCGTGAAAGTGTACGCCGTCACGGCTCAGGGCGTAGGCCGTCCATTCTCCTCGTCCGCTCATGTGGCAGTACAAGTATCCGTAGTCTCCCTTTTGCAAGTTTTGTGCTCCGGCTCCCAGCGAAGCCAGTGCCAGCAGTGAAATTATCAGTTTCTTTTTCATGGTAGTGTAATGTTTCATTTTGCGGGTAAAAGTAGAAAATCGGCAGAAGGCAGACAAGGGACTATTGTACAAATTACACGTAATAATGTGTCAAATGCTCCTGTGATGTAACGGAAACGGGTTGTACGGGCTGGAAAAATGTAGTTTCTCGGAAAAAAATCTCTTTTTTATTTGGCTGTTTTCAAGAAAACAGTAATTTTGCAACCGTTTTCAACGAAACACGTTGCCGAAATAACTCAGTTGGTAGAGTAACTCATTCGTAATGAGTAAGTCGCGGGTTCGAGTCCCGCTTTCGGCTCCGACTTAAAACCGCTTATTACATTGTGAATTAGGCGGTTTTTCTATTTTCTACAGCTTATTACGATGATTAAAAAAAAGGATTTGAATTGTAAATTTACAATTCTGTGAGCATCCCTGGAGTATCCTTAAATTTTTTAATCATTATGGCAACTCTATCACTTACCATTTTCAAGGCAAAAGCATTAAAAGACGGAAGACATAAGATAAGAATTGCACTCCGTCACAAGCATGAAACAACATATATCGTCACACGATTCATTATTTCAGAGAATCAGTTTAAGAACGGTCAGGTCGTGAAGCATCCAGAGGCATCTGCGATAAACCGGAAACTTAGGAACATCCTTGATGACCTTCAAGAGAAACTGGACTCAATAAAACATCTTGAACTTTATTCCTGCCGGCAAATTAAAGAAATCATTTCTACGGACAATCTTTCCGATGAGCAAACCTTTTCATCAGCATGTAGCAATTTTGTAGACTATCTCAAGTCTGAGGGAAGAGATTCATACGCATTATCTATTGAAAGGGTGGGGAGGTATTTTCGTGACTTTGCAAGAGGTGACACACTTCTCTCAGATTTAACCCCGTCACTAGTCCAGAATTTTGCCGCATTCATACGGAAGCGGAAAGTGACTGAAACTACAGTAAACACAATGCTTGCCCAAATGAAATCTGTCGTCAATAGAGCGATAAGAGAGTGGAATATATCTTACGATATACATCCTTTTGTAACGACTAGAATATCTGCAGCCCCTATCAGGAAGCTTGATCTGACAGTACAGAATTTTAATAAGATTCGTGAATCTTCACCAGAAAAGAGAAAGCTGATTATGGCACGTGACCTTTTTTGCCTTTCCTTTTACCTGGGAGGGATGAATCTTATAGACATTATGCAAACTGACTTTAGAAAAGACGTATTGGAATATTCACGCTCAAAGACTAAAGGACGAATGCAGTCGGATAATGTAATCACATTTACAATACCGTCTCAAGCAAGAGAGATAATATGCAGGTGGATGGATAAACGGACGGGAAAGCTCGACTTTGGGTATAAATTCACATATCACAACTTTTCTCAGTATGTTACGTATTCTCTTGGAGATTTGGCTGAGGAATTGAATATTGATGAACGTGTTACATTTTATTCGGCCCGCAAGTCTTTCGCCCAGTACGCCTCTGAAATAGGTATTCCTGACGGAATAATAGACTACTGCTTAGGCCATTCGGACAAATCAAAGGGAGTTATCCGATACTACACCAAAGTCCGACAGAAACAGGCTGATATGGCCATATCTCGTGTGATTGATTACGTGGACAACCCAGAAAAGTACAAAGAGTATATTGAACTGAGGTCTGATATTATGATGATGAGAGGATAATGGAAAAGCCCCTTCCGGATATTAATCTGGTCGGGGCTTTTGTTTATTTCTTCACTAACTCTTTGTATGACTCATAACATACATCATCTGTAAAATTCATACTAAAATCTTCTAAAATTTTTGCAGTCTTTTTCCCTGAAGCAACTAAGATATTACCTTCTATTTTTCTTAACTGTTGATTTAATGATATATTTTTCCCTTCATCTAATATTGTTCTAAATAATTTCATAGAAGAAAATCCTAAAGATAAATCTACATCAGATAATACCATATTAGAATTTATCATGAAATTGTTTCCTATTAATAAAGGTGTAGAAAGTTCTATCTCCATATAAGTCTCATTACAATATATAATCAATATTGCTTTCATGTCTTCTGTTATTTGATAAGCAATATTAATAACAAGCACTCTATCTTCTTTAATATTAGATAGGTCATATATGTCAAACACATAACATTGTTTATCTCCTGAAATTTTCAATTTCAAACTATTTTGCTCTCCAATAAATATAGAGACAGGGACATAGGTTTGATTATAAGCAAATGACACAATATTTTTCTTAGGTAATATATCCTTAAATAAAACAAGAGATAAAGCAAGCTGAAAATCAAGAAATGATTTTATTATTTTTAACCCTACCTTATATAATACATTTGCAATTCTCTCTAATAAAAGATTAATTATTACCACACCCTTATTATTTCTAGCTTCACATAATTGTACCAGCTCTTTTTTGTTCATTTTGTGGTCATAGTGTGCCCCACCATTCTTATCAGCCATTATTTTTATAATTTCCCATATCTTAAATGTTTTACCTGGGATAGATACAATATCTTTTTCTAACCAATCAACTAATGAAATCTGTCTTTTATTTTCGTCTGTTTGATGTAATGTTGTATGAAATAAGTATTCATAATATTGACAATCTTTCTTTTCACATTCTTTATCCGAAATAAATACCCCCAAATCTACTCCTAGTTCTTTTGCTAAATAATAACCGATTAGAGAATCTTCTTTTTTTACCAAACCATTTTGATCATGCGGAAGAATAAACATAGCTCTTAATTGAGAAGATAGTACCATAAAATAACTATCATTCCCCTCATGAATTTTATTCAAGGCATCTTTAATTAATTTTAGTCCATTAAAAAACTCTGTAAATCTCAGTCTGTTCGTTTTCAAAAAATCCATAGTATATAATTTTTTTAGTACATACCAACACATGTTCTTTATATTATGGAATAAAATTAGAAGAAAAAATATATCATGAATCTTATTTATAGATTTTTCACCACTGCAAAAAATTATAACTGACACCAATTCCAACAAATATCCCATAGGGGTATCCGTATCCAGCCGTCAGACCCACCCCCCAGCGTTTGGACTTTTGCATTATGTCACGGTAAATGTATTCAGTCTGGTAGATGGTTCGTGGATACACCCGGATTTCATCAAGACGTGGAGCCACACCGCTGACCTTTGCGTAGTAGTTGCTATCTTGGTACTCCTTATATTCACGCAAATGATAGCAGGTGTCGCTCGCATGAATGGTGTCTGAGTTATCAATCCATGCAAGATAAGGCTGCGGTGACAGGATGTACATCGTATCCACATCGACCTTTGTAACTATATGGACCGATGTAACGGTATCAGACTTCCCGATATTGCCTTCAGTTGGCGAACGGCTGCACCAACCTAAACAAAAAGCCAGTACAGCTATTAAAAGATATGGTAGGTAGTTCATGGCTTCACAACGATTTCTGGGATAAAAGGATATTCCGCACGCACATCGAAGCAAGGACACATCTTTGTCCATTCTTCAGGTTCAACGATTCCATCTCCGTCAAAATCTGGCGATGTGTCACGATGCCCCAGCACCTCGACAATCTGGTACTTTCCGCAAAGCTCCTTAATCAGTTTGGACAACGCCTTTTTCTGTTCCGGCGTTCGGGTGTCGGCTGCCTTACCGTGCGCGTCCAGACCGCCCACATAGCAGATACCGATTGAATGTTTGTTGTACGACACACCTGAGAATCCCTTGCTATTACAGTGCGCCCCGTCAATAGTGAGCGAACGGCCAACTTCTACCGTACCATCCAGCCGGATAACGTAGTTGTACCCAATACACTGAAAGCCACGGGATACGTGCATCTGATTAATCTCCTTTTTACCTATGTCCAGCCCGGCACGTGTGGCTGAGCAGTGAATTATTATTGAATCTATTTTGTTCATAATAAAATTACATCTATATTTGTGGAGTTCTGCCAATGGTAGGATGGTTAATAAAAAATTTATTACAAGGAGTGCAGTGGCACTCCTATTTTATTTTAGTTCAGTTCCTTTTCTTCAGCACACTAATCCGTTTCCCGTCTTTGAAATACATTCGTGACATGTTCTTATCACGAACAAATCTTCTGTCCATCGAAAAATATCCATGCTTCCCGTCACTGAATACCGCCCTTTCGCCGGTCTTAAAGCGAACCGGCATATTAGGCAGTCCATTATTCATGGCCGCCAGTATAAGCAATCTGCGTCTTAACAAACTCATAAAGCACCTCCCATCACAGCTATATTATTAAGAATACTTACCTGATACGTCCTGTTGGCCCTGACAACACTGCTTCCTATCCATTTCACACCTTCAGGAAGATTCAGGACGGTAGGCGTAACACCACTTGAAAACTGGAACATGTACTCATTGGCGATGCCTGGAAAGCCTTTTCCAAATGTGACGTTAAGTACGGATACTTCTCCGAACACATGGAACACGTTCGGAAGAAGCTCGGCACTGACCTCGCCCGTACCACCATTCACGCTGGATATACATCCATTGCCATAATATTCCCCATGGGTATAGATAGCCCGTATCTCCTTGATGTAGGAAACGGAATCAGGCAATATGTTACCGGCTTCCAGTTCTTTCTTGAAGGTGGCATATTTCAAATAATTGTTGAATCTCTTTTTCGCCATGTCATTGGGATTTATGGGGGGCTCCGATACAAAGCCCCCCACATGTTATTACTCGGTTTCCTCATTCCATGCAAACGCATCATCAAGATCCTGTTTAGTGGCATACTGCTTCAGAGTCTCGTTCGTTGCATAGCTGGTCAGTTCAGCCTTGGTCGCATAAGTGGAGGAAAGCCCTTCGATAGCCTCACTCAGTGCAGCTTTTGTGGCATAGGTGTTCGCCACATCTACAGCCTTGGCATATCCGGCCAAATCCTCTTCGGTAAGAAATCCTTCGAGGTCAGCTTTCTTTGCATACGCTGTCAAATCGACCGTACCACCCAAGGAATCCCAGTTGGTTTCCACACTTGCCTGATTGGCCGTTTCTCCGATGTAGACGAAGTTCGTTTCAGCCGGATATTTCTTGCCGTTCAGGGTAACTTCTGCCGTAACGTTATATACGTGGCCTTTCGATACAGAAGCCACCCCTTTCAGGGCACTAAGGTCTGCCAGAGTACCCTTTGGCACATATACGGCACCAAGCGCGTTGACCTTGTTTGTCAGTGTGTCAACCAGACCTTTCAGAACTTTACCCTGCTCGGCGGAAAGTGCCTTATTAGTCCCGCCCGTTGTGAGGTCATTGATAATCTGGATGAGTGTCTGTGCACCGACGTCAAGACGAATCCATCCGCCATAATCAGCCTGGGTAATCTTTGTCATGTCCTTCAGGACATACAGAGCCGGTTTGCCGTCCCCGTTATCTCCAACAACGACCAACATGCCGTTATAAGTATTCTTTCCTGAATAGGTAGCTGCGGCAATAAGGTCTGTCTTGTTTGGAACAAGCTGACGGGCATCCAGTGGCGCCTGTCCTCCAGGCTCAAAGTTCACGGCAAAGGAAGCAATACCCGCAGGACGGTTTCCTGTTGTCGAAGCCATCGGCATGACATTGTTCATCGGCATGGCAAAGGGAACTTCACGGCTGTTTCGTGCAAGCATGGCTATCACTTCATCCGTAATTTCCTCGCCATTATATGTGTCCGGCTCGTCTACAAGTTTTTTCCCGGCATCGGAAACTGTGAAGCGAAGTTGTAATGCACCGGACATGGCACCTGTCGTTGTCAGCTTCTTGTATGCAATCTGAACACTTTGTACGGTCTTGTTTCCTGCATCAGATACGGTGTACTTGTCCGTTCCGAAGACTTCCCACTTTCCGGACACCGTATTATAGAACTCGACTTTTGACACATTCTTTTCTGAAGGGAAGTAGAATTCAAGGCGGGTTCCGGTTGCTGCTTCAGAAGCAAATTTCGCTCCAATTAATGTATCAGTCCATTTCTGCAGCGGAAGCTTTGTATCAGGAGCTGCGGCAGACGGGAAATTGGTATCTCCGGCAGAGGTAGAAGCTGAAGAACCATTACAGTAAAACGGATAGGTACCATAAAGGTAGACAGCACCTGATTTCACAGTACCTTCAGGAAGCGGATTAGGGGACACGGTCGCCTTGTTTCCTTTTGAAGTGAGCAAGGTGTCACCTGCGCCATGATGAGCCTGGTAATTGTACTGCATCGTACCGAGTGTAACTTTCGTCGGCAATGTCTTGTTGCTTGTACTGTTTCCTACATAGATGAAAGACTGGTCATCGGAGATAAGTTCTCCTGCACGGTTCTTGTTTGCCTGGCCAACAACCGTACAATTACCACGGTTAAATCCTGTCTGAATCTGTTCTGCGGTAGGTGCGCTTTCACCAACCTCCAGAATCTTGTTGGCGGTAAAAGGAGACTTGAATGATATTGTTGCACTTGGTGCCTGTACCGTCGGCTGGATTTCCTCAAAGAGAATATCCTCGAAAATCTGGCTCAGCGTCTTTGTCTTCAAGGTCTCGACCTTTGTCCCAGCCGGAAGACCTCCCAGTTTCGAAGGAGTGGCAAGGCTGTCTGGCAATGATGTCTTGAACCTGATGAGTTCCGTCAGATCATATTCGGTCTTGCCTGATGATTTGGTAACGATAAGTTTATTGCTGCCTTTGTCAAAACTGACATCTGTGACACCGCTTCCTCCATAATTCACACCGTTCATCAACAGTTCTTTGGTGTCGGTTGCAAAATAGATAGCATCCAGATGTTTTGACGCTGCATCATAACGGGCCTTTAAGCCCCTGTAGAATTTAAATTTTGTTGTTGCCATAAAAGTCTGATTTTAACTGTTTGTTTCTTCATTCCATACTGCTTCTGTTATCTCCTCCCATTCTCCATCCTTCCGGCCGTATATCTTCCCGTCTTTTGGCGCATCAGGAATGGGAATGCTTCCACCGGTTGATATGTCAATGGAAGAAGCACCAAGGTTGACGGTGGCCATTTCAAGGTTAGGGACACTTATGCTGTCCTCTTCACAAGTTGTTGCAACAAGCCTGAAAGCCTCACACATGTCAACGGCAGTCTGTCCTTCCTTACCATAGTTCTCCCACAAAGTCAGCGAATACGTACCAAGGTGTTTGTGGTCCGTTCCATGAAAAGTAAATTTCAGCTTGTTTCCCTGGTATATCTCAAAATGGAAATCGAGAAATCTGCCTAGAGGATTCTTCAGCATGAGTTTCAAGTCCCTTCCTTCCAGTGGAACAGGCTCCTTGTTCGTGAGTATCTGCCAGGTGAAGTATATATCTTTCCCTATCCTTATCTTTCTCATATCAACTAGGTCATGAAACTTATTGTCATAAGTAATATTATGATTACGGAGTAGATGATTTCCGCTATCAGGCGTCTATCTGTCTTCTTCATCCTTTGTAACTTTTTCGATAATTTCGCCAGCCGTTGTGTACTTCTTTTTAATGTAGCCCACCAGCAGGCGCTTAATGGAAACCTTGTTCTTGATACCATGAATTGTGCATATATGCTCCATAATACTGTCAAATTCGAAAATGAAAGCCAACCCCAGCCCGCAGATAGAACTGATTGTATAGGAACAGATGCCAACCGGCTGAAGAATTGCAATGCCCAGCATGAACCCAACAACAAGGTATGAATTATACTCAATGAACTTGCACACGGTACGTCGGCCAGCACGGGAAAAGCGGAAATCCTCGCCCCGCTTAACCACGCTGTCGATGATTCCCAGAACAAAGTCGGCCACAATCATCACAACGATAAAAGCCAGCATCCATCGAAGCTCAAACACCACATTCTTAATTTCTCCTATAAAGGAGTAAGCCCCAGCAACAAGAAGCTGCGGGGCTATGATGGAAATCAAGTTCTGCATTATTCAGTCTTAATTTTGGATCCAAACAACTTGGCCAGCCATTCACTCGTTACTATCGACACAATCCCCGTCGATGCTAATGCCACGAATAAAGCATCAATCACCACAACCCAGACGCTTGCATCTGCCGGAGGGAAACCGAGATTCATCCACCAACTGAAGAAGGTAAC